CCTCTACCTGCTATAACTAAGTATCCCTGATGGTCTAGCCACATCCTTTCTCGGACAATAACTTCTCCACTTTTAGTTGTTAAAAATCCCAGTGCTCCAGCTCTATTTGTTCCAGTAGGTGCCTCATAACATCTCCCTTGGATCTGTGCAATTCTTCCGTAATACGGACTGCCTGGTGTAGAACTGTGAAAATCGCCATTAGATCCATACGGTTGAAAATAGACTACACCAGTTAGAGATCCTGCCGACAGTGCAGATGGACTGTCATACGTTCCATCGAATCTCCGTATTCCTAAATCTACGGTATCTCCATTTTCAGCCATGATAAGTGATCTACAATAAAGTTTATTTGTATCTTCTCTATACTGAAAATCAGCGATAGACTGACCACCAATAGTATACGAGAAATGGGTTGGAGAACCAAATATACCATCAGCAAATTTTAAATCTTCAGTAGTTCCATAAAAAATAGAACCTTTTAAATATAAATTTTTCCAATTTACTGTTGTTGAGCCTAGATCATCTGTATTATCTGTATCACTAATAAGACTTGTGTTTATTGCTACTGATGCAAGATTATTAAGTGTTTGGTTGGCTTTTGAAGTAAGACTACTTAGCCCTATAGGAACTGAATCTTTCCAATCAGCTCCTCCAATAATCTCTTTTATTTGAGTGACAATTTGATCTAGTCGTTCAGTTAAATCAGAAGCAGTAGCAGCAACAGTCGCAGAATCATTTAAATCTGCTGAAAAAGAATCTCGTAAATCTAATGCTATTGCCTTGATCTCATCTTTCAATACATTGTGGTGTTCTTCAAACACCAAAAACTCAATTTGAGCTCCATTGGAATGAGCAGCAGCTACTGTACTAGAGAATCCTCGTGTGCAGCCTGTTATATCATTTCCAGATATTCCGGTGTATCTAATTTTTTCTGAATCTACCTGAAGGATTCCAACAACAGGTAATCCAGTAACTGACGTTAAAGTTATTGTAGTTTGACTAGCATTAATGGCTCCATTTAGCGTAGTACCAAAGTTATCTAACGCTATGTATAATGAAGCATCATCAGGTGTGTTAGTAGGATATGAAGCCATGTTATTTCTCCTAAATTAAAATTAGCTAATGGTGATTTGCCAAGTGAATGAGATCGTATCAGCAGCACCTTTTGTTAAAACGCCGAATGTTTGTCTGGCTAACATAGTTCCACCAGAAGCAGCAGAAAACAGTCCAACCTCAGTTATAGATCCTGTATTAACTCCAGCTCCAAATGAGGCCACATTTTGCCATACATTCGTGCTTGATGTGATTGTTCCAGCAACTCTAGTTGGAAGAGGAGTTTCTAAAGTGGTGTCAGTGCTAACTGGTGATGTGGTTCCTTCTCCAAGTCCAATGTACTGCATAAAATATCCAGCCTGACTAGCAGCAGCTAACCAAGAGGCTAAATAGTTCTTTCCAGCAGTAACAACTAAATTATGTATATCTCGTTCATCTTTGAGCACTCCATCAGGTCCAAAGAGTTTTATGTTAATGTGTCCTGTGATCTTTAAGTTTTCTGAAAGCATAGTATTCTCCTTAAATTAGTGGTGAAAATCCATTATCGCCTTCAAACGATATGGGTGAATCAATATCAATTCGAAATCTTTGATCTCCTGATTTCTTCTTTAGCCAACGTCTTCCTTCAGCAACGTACTCAAAGTATGTCTGTTTCTGTGCATCAGCTAAATCTGTTTCTTTCTCTTTAGCCCAAGCTTTCCATAACACGTAGGCAGTAAGGGCTTCACTAAGAGTATCATCAATATGAATATGCTGTGAATCTGGATCAGTGATTGCAATCGGTTTGGACTTATAGAACAGCATCATGGTTGTAGCAGAATCAGCATTTGGAGCAGGAATGATGTTTAATACGTTTCCCCAAATGTAGTATTTCTGTGGTCTTCCTTGTGAGTTAATTGAGTTATCAAGGAAATTAGGATGTTCCTGAGCCATCTTCTCTAGATTAGATGGATAGATCCTTCTCCATTGAGGAACATTGTTATCTCCAGGGATGTTGTGCATCACAAGTCTGGCTGACACCCAATTGGCAGGAAGAGGATAGTCTGATCTCCCTTGAATTAGGTTAAGTTGAGCAGAATCCTCTAAAATTCTAGTCCTATTAACAAAATCCAGCTCAGCTCTATTTAAGTGCCTTAAAAGTTCTGTGTCAGACCAGAAGTTCTGAGCACCTAGTTCAAGTAATTCCCTCCGTACATCTGTGATAATCTGACTAGCCAACATAAATTTTCTCCTTGTGTGGACACACACCTCCGTTCCGATATTTTCCTTTATTACAGTTGTGACACAAAACTTGAAATCCGAATGGAAAGTTGTTATTTTTTATCCACTGATAGACAGAGTAGTTTGTTTCTTTTCGATGCTTATTTCCTCCACCGTTTATGTGATCAATCTCTAAAAACATGACCTCAGTTTCCCCGCAGCAACTACACCTGTATCCACCATATTTACTGAAAACTAAATCTCTTAATTTTCTATACTTAATTGGATTAATAAGTCTATACTTTGCTTTACATCTGGTACACATTTTCCCCTGTTCTGGCTTTGTTCCACATTTACACAGTCCCTGGGAGCGTAAATTATTAATTTTCTTTAAAACATAATCAGCAGAGATTTTAAGACAGTTAGTACATCGAACCTTACTATTCTCAGGAGCTTGTCTACCACATCCAATGCATAATCCAGCTATTTTTCTTCGATAGGCTGTTGTGTTCTTATTCATTTTATTTCTTCACTTATATCTTTAAGATGCTGTGACCAAAAGAAGTGGGCCATTAAAAACCCACACAAAAACGGTATAATTAAATACTTTCTAGATGAATTCGTTACTATTTTACTGATTGTATCTCTGTGTTTTCTGTCTGCACAAGCCCAAGCATCATATCCAATCATTGCAAATATTAAAGCAATCAGTATCCACATGACAGGAGTTTTATTAGATCCTAATTTCATTGCTAAGATACTCTTCGATGTAATCTATAATTGCCAAATATGGATACGTCTGTATCACCAGTAGAGGTATATGTAATTTTTAAGTACATTCCAGCAGAAATCTTGCCAGAATACGGTGTTTGGATAATAGTTTTATCATTTGGAATAATAAACCACTTTTCTATATATGTATAAAGGACAGTGTTTGCTCCAAATCCATACATATTATCTACATCAACAACTTCAGCCTTAATCCAGTCTCCTACTTTTCCATTTTCCGCATAGATCATTCCACCATCTATGTAGACATCCTCAGTCATTAATAGTAAAATTGAGTTGGATTGTCCTGCTGAAACATTCAAAGGTCCAGCCGATCTTCCAACAAACTCATAAATTCCAGTGTTAAAATCCATAGCCACTTCCTTTAATCGTAAACTACCACAAGGTCAGGTCCAGAAGTTGTAACAATTGTTAATCCCGTAGTAAATGGAATGTCATAACAAATAGTTCCTTGTGGGTTTGTTCCAGAGTTTGTGTGAATAATAGTACCAGCTGCCGAGGTATTATCGTAAAGGGTGTATGTCCCACCTTGAGTTTTAATGATTCTTCGTAAAAAGCCTGCACCAGACTTAACAAGAGTGGTGGTGTTCGTGCTAATTCTTACATACGCACTATTAGGACCATAAGAAATAGTACGACTATTAATAGATCCATCTGTGTTTACTTCAAGTTCATTACTAGAGGTTGATCCTGCTCTAATAATTACTTCTTGTGTTTCATCTGTGCTTAAATCAGCCATTATTTTGTCTCCGCTGGTTTTTCAATGAGTTTAATTATATAGCCTAGACGAGCATAGATTTGCTGTAAAAAGTGTACTGCTAATACTGCTGCATTTTCATTTGTAACTTTAACTTGATACTGTTGATCAACCTTTTTTGGTTGGGTATTCTCTGGAGCCTGAGGATTTTGCTTCTTTTGCATATTTATCTCCTAATATATACTCCCTGGGGAGATTTGAACTCCCCAAGGAATATTTAAATACTTTATGCGTCAATACCTATAATCGTGGAATAAACGTCATTAGACGATCCTTCACGATTTGTCCGAATTATACGAACAGTCCCTGTACCCGTCACAGGAACTTCAATAGGTGGATCAAACACAACTTGCTGTGATCCTCCCACTTTCGGAATAAATAACACTGCTTTCGTAACTAATGAAGCAACTGGTCCTGTTTGTAACTCTGCTTTAAGAGCACCGGATGAACCAACAATTATACTCTTAACAAGCATTGATGTAGCCACAGTGTAATCATGATTATCCGTACCACTACCAGCAACCGTGGATGTATCATAATTATGCACTTCACCTGTGATCGCTCCAGAAGAAAACGACACATAGATGGGATTTGCAGGACCATTGGCAGTGGTGTTTGCGCTAATTTTAACTGCATCATCCGTAAGGTTTAAGTTACGAATATCTAAGTCAGTAGCACTAACAGTCACAGATCCATCAACTGTTAAACTTCCACCATTGTCAGTAACCGCAATACTTCCATCCGCAGCAACCGCTAAAAAGTCTGTTCCATCTCCAATCTTAACACTGTCTGAAACATGCGTTAAGTCTCTGATATCAAGGTTAGTTGCTGAAACCGTAACAGTTCCCGCAACGCTGCTAACAGCAACCGTACCATCGACTGTTAAAGAACCACCTGCATCCGTAACTCCGATATTACCACTAGCATCAATAGCTAAGAAGTCAGTACCATCACCAACTTTAACGCTATCAGACACATGAGTAAGATCACGAATGTCTAAGTCTGTGGCAGAAACAGTGACTGTACCACCAACGGAAGAAACAGCAACAGTTCCGTCAACAGTGAGAGACAATCCACCATCTGTGACAGCAATGTTTCCACTGGCATCAATAGCAAGAGTGTCCGTTCCATCAGATATTGAAGTATAGATTGGATTCGCAACCGCATTAACTGCACTATCTTTAGAGACAAGTGTAGCAAAATGATTGTCAGCCATATTATACCTCCTAACTAATATTAGAATCTACAGCATTTTTTATTGTCGTTTCATGCGCTTCAAGCTGCTGTAATTCTTGCTGTGCATGGAGTATCTGACGCTCAAGATCAGGAATTTTGCCATTAAGCAAATCTTCAATGGATTGTTTCAAGTGGTTAATCTTTGAAATACGCTCCTGCTTAGCGTACTTAATCCACTTTAACTTCATTTCTTTTGTTTCAACTATATTTAGAGCTACAGGATATGAACTACCTAAATCTGACATCTTATGCTCCGTAAATTGAGGATTCTACGTCTAGTGTGTTGCCTGTGTAAAAGTGTATTACTTTAACGTCCAGTACGTCACCAGAGGACATTGCTAATGGGCTACTAAATATAAAATCAGTGCTCCTATCCGGTCCAGTACGCTTAGTTTCGATTAAATTAGTATTCTTAAAGAGCTGATACTTTGCATACTCAGTTCCACTAACACTTATTCGAGTAATTCCTTTTGTCGAGGGAGCAGTATATGTCACAATCGTAGTTAATAAATTAGCTGAGATACTTGTCTGTGCTCCAGTAGCTAATGTATCAACACTGGCTGGTAAAGATGAATTTCCAGCTACATTGACATATACGTTTCTATTAGCATCTGTTTCTATGCGTCTTGTAAAATCAGTACCACGTTCAGTAGCTAATATAGAATCGTGCGTTTTGTGTGGAGAATGAGAATGCTCATCACCATCACTAACATCCGTAGGATATTTAGGAAAGTCTAAAGCCATTTAAATATCCTTAGTTAGGGATTCTTAATACTTTATACCCAACTCCACCAGAATCAGCAGCTCCAACAGAAACTCGCACTAAATCACCAGAATCAACATCCCACAGTAGCATTCGTGTTTCACCAGGGATTATCGTACTATCAAAAGCCACTGATGGAACTTCAAATGAAGCAATACAAGTAGATTCAAGTGCTGGATCAAAGTATAGTCCACTCGTTGGTTCATTTAAAAAGGAGTATGCTGGAACTAATGAATCACCATTATTTATACTTACAAATGAATCTTCAGTTATCGTAGACGTACTTGCAGGAACAACTGAATAAAATAGAACATCAGCTCCTTTTACATGAGAAGCTGCACTTGTTCCATTGTACCCTCTAGTACATCCAATAAATTCTCTGTCAGTTAGATTTTCATATTTTATCTGTTCAGAATCAATTAGGATCACTCCTGGGATTGGAAAATCAGTTGAATTTAGTGTAGATGATACTCTAATTTCAGTAGCTGAGTTTGAAATTGCAAATTCTAGTTCTCGTGACATATTATTTCTCCTCTGATTTCATTGGCATTTCTTCGTCTTCCACTTCTCCAATACGTTCTCTCATTTTTTCAAGAGGTTCTGATCTAAATATATCTTCAGCTTCAGCTTTACCTCGTTTTCTAAACGTAACTGCGTCTTTTCCAACTTCAACCACTTCAACAGGAATGCAGATCTCTCCAAACTCGCCGATAGCTAAATCAACGTCAACCTCATTCCGGGGAATTGAAAATTCAAATACAGGAGTTGTAGCATTTTTATTCTTATTAATATCCATGTTTGTTGCCATTTTATTCTCCCACAATCTTTTCTACTGATTGTATTGCTTTATTAATTGCTTTAAATTGTTTTAAATCTTTAGGCATTGGAAGAGACTTAAGAATTCCAAGGGCTTGTTCAACTCGTGCCTCTAGACTAAAATTATTCTGAAGATTTTGTGGCATTACATCATTCCTAGTTACACCCAGTTTAGGAGCTTTAGGAATTGCGATCCCTGAAGCTGCTAACACCTGAGCCATCTTGGCCTCACCAGGATCGTCAATCTTTACTACTAATCCTGAAGGGACATTCTTCTCTGCCTCACAAAAAATACACCTGATTTCACCATGTACATCAATCTTTGCTTTACCACATTTTGCACAATTGCCAAGTCCAACATAGTTACCCATATATAGCTCCTTGATTAGTAACTGATAATCCAAACCTATTCGCTGCTTCAGCAACGTTGGGACGTTTGGGAAGTACCCTTGAAGGTCCTTTATACTCTAAACGAGCATTAAACACCTTCTGTGCTTCTAGTCGATCTATGAAACCTTTATTGATAAGAATTTTAAGTGCTCGTCTCCAACCACCTTTACGGATTGATCCATCCAGGTTATATTGGGCATGTTCTGGAAGCCAGTTCTTATCACATCCACAGATCTCTGTATATTCTCCTCTAACTACATGATAGATACCCGCAGGTTTACTATCATCATTTCCGCAAAAAACTCTAATATTTTTATTTAACTGTCTTAACTTACGTTCGAATTCGCCACTAAGCATCCGTTCTCCTTCTAATGGCCTTATCCCTTAGCTGGCATTGCTGCCAGCCAAGAGTAAAGCCACTAATTATTGAGCAGCAGAACCAGTGTAGATTTCAACCGCACGAGAAGCTTGGAGAGTTTTTGCAGCCATAATAAACTTCCAACCAAGTGTGGTGAACATCTCAAGAGGATCAGCGTTAGACCCCGCTGGTTGCCGAATCGTTTTCACGCCATGACCAGAGAGTTCCGTCACACCGAACGCATTTTTACCAAACACGAAAGCTCGGAAAGTCTCATCCGTCGCACCCGTACCAGTAGCAATGTTCGGAGACACAACAAAACGCACACCATAGAGTTGCCCGATCTCACCCTTCATCATCGGATCAGGAGAGGTGTACTTATGAATGTCGAGCCAAGATCCAGCAGTCGTATCAGACAGCAAGTCATATTGCTGAGCTGGATGGATAAGCCCTTTATACATATTCCCTTCAAACCCAGGGACGCTAGCATTACGAAGAGTATAGACAGCTTTACGAATTTCAGAGGCATTAAGCACATCCGCATCCGCAACAGCAGCTTCGTTCGCAGCTCCGTTAGCATATTGGTTTGTTAAGGTTGTATGGATCGCATTGAAGACCAGGGTGTCATAAGACAACGCAGCTTGATCAGACAACTCATCCAAGATTTCCTCAACAATGGGGTTGATGGATTTGAGATTTAATTCAGCAGAAACCTTAACCCACGCTCCGTAGGTGAGAG